TCAGGTCAGATTTCGAGCGTAATTGGCAAGATGTTCGCCTGAAAGGTGGGCGTATCGTCTCACCATATCAGCACCTTCCCAACCTCCAAGTTCTTGCAGCACATGCAACGGAGTTCCGTTCTGGATATGCCAGCTTGCCCAAGTGTGGCGAAGATCGTGCCAGCGGAAATCCTCAATTCCAGCACGCTTTAACGCCTTGCCCCAGGCTCCATTATTCACATGAATCACTGGCGCTTTTCCTTTGAAGCTAAAGACGTGGGTTGGATGCTTCCCAATCTGAGACTTCAAAACCGAGACAGCGGAATCGGAAAGTGGAATTCCGATTGCCTTTCTTGCCTTCGCTTGATCGGGATGAATCCAAGCTACTTTCCTTTCAAGATCGACCTGAGACCATAGTAATCCAGTGACGTTAGACTGTCTCAAGCCCGTTTCTAAGCTAAATCGGACCATGGCTATCAGATGGGCTGGTAATTCCTTTAACAGCCTCTCAGCCTCTTCACGGGTTAACCAACGAATCCTTCGTTTGGGTTCTGGAAGGAGTTTGATGGTTGGCACCTTATCAATCCACTCCCATTCACGCATCGCTTTCCGAAGCACCGTGTTGATTACCGCAAGATGTCGATTAATCGTGCCGTTCTTGGCTCCTTCAACCCGCTTTGCGGTAATAATCGCGTCCAGCTTAGTCCGGTTGATCTCCGATAGCTTCACACCGTTTAGCAAGCCTCCAATCCATTTCAGTCTATCAACATCGTCCTGATGACTGGCTTTGTGGCTGGTTTCCTGAAGAAAGCGTTTGACGGCTTCTTCCCACAAATATTCAGGTTTCACGCCAAGTCTGGATTGCTCCCACAATTCCGATTTCAACCTGTCGTGATATTCCTGGGCTTGCTTCCGATCTGCGGTTCCTGTGCTCTTCTGGATCTTCTTTCCATTGACTTCAATTTTGACCCACCACAAGGATGAGTCTTTGCGTTTGAAAAGTGACATCGTTGATTTTCCTCATCTTTGTCACCTTACAACTGCCCGCAAATTTATTGTAAATGAGACTCATTATTACGGTAAAGCCCGGTTACATGAGACCAGTTCTTTCCGTGTTTAATCCATGAGATTAGGGTAGGGTGGACGTTGAATTTTTCAGCCAATTTAACGCCAGCCAGGTCCGAATGAAAGATTTCAAGAACCTGTTCGTCAGTTAGCTTCGCAGAACCGCTGAGTTCACCCTTGTTTCGGGCTTGCCTGTTCTTTTTGACCATATCATCCATATTGTCTTGGTGTGTCCCAAGAAACAGGTGATTTGGATTGCAACAAACCGGGATATCGCAGGTGTGAAGGACAAGCAGTCCTTCAGGAATAGGGCCTTTATAAAGTTCAAAGGCCACTCGATGAGCAGCCTTTACTTTTCCATGAACTCCAATTTGTCCGTAGCCGTTACTTCCGCAACTAGCAGTCCAAATCCAACATCCGTGTCTCGGTAATCATTTCGATTTTACTTTCAAATCTTTCTTTCGTTGTCATTCATTTGTCTCCTTAATTAGAAAATCTTCCAGTGAAGCCCCTTGTACTAATTTTTCTTTCAGCCAGTTAGGTTTTGCTCCAGTACCTTTCCACGTGTTCCCTGGATTGTCAGGATCACGATATTGATTAGCTGCAGGCTTTCTCGGTTTTCTCGGTTGTTTTGGTTTCGATGCTCCTTCCGTCTGACCAAAAGAAACCGTCAGACCAACACGAGCGGCAATGCGATGGATTTCATCAATAGCGTTTTCACGCTCGACGGTGCGAAGGGTTTCAATGTGATCTTCAAGCTTCTTCTGAGCCGTAAGAGCATCATCCAAATTCAATTTCGGGGTGCGTGTTAATACTTCGTGCAAATCAGCTTGACCTTTAGACTCAGCCAGTTTCTTAAGTTCTTCTGGTGTCAATTCTTCGCCAAAATCCGTATCTACCATTTAAATTCTCCGCTGGTTTAAAAAGTGGCGAAGAATAGCAGATCATTTAAATCTTTGAAAGGGGTTCGGTAAAATTTCATTGAATGGGTCACATCCAAAGTGCTCTTGGCTGTAGTTGTAAAACCATTCGTCAAACGCTTCATCAGATTGATCCAGGTGCAAGTAATATCCGGTTGTCATCATGGTGACGCCAAAATAGCATTTCTTCTTCGAGTGTCATTTTTTATTCTCCTTTAAATGTGAATTCGCCGCAGTAAGTTTTGTAAGCCTCATTTCTAATCTGAATGGCTTTGTTTAAGTCTTTCGAACCACCGATGTACTTCAATTTTCCATCAACACGCATCGTCACATTCCAGCGTTTAGCTATCTTGTTCCAAGTAATATTCTTATAACCTGAAGTGTTGTGTTTAGGAGCAGGGACATTACGATGGTTCTGGCTGTGGGTTGCTTCCCTGAGATTTTTAAATCTATTATCAGTTTGATCGTAGTTTCGGTGATCAATCAGATTTTCAGGCCAAACACCGATGGACGTACAGCCAAGCCAAACGGTGTAGTAAGTATTTCTTTCCATCAATTGTGGCTTGAAGGTGGCCTTTATTGTTGGGTGTCCCCACAACAGCGCCAACCGCTATGCCTTTTCTACGGGCGATGTTAGTGAAGATGCCGGGTTTCTGGATCGTAATGAAGGACTTGTTTTAAACGTTGTTGTGTAAGGCTCATTTCACCACCTCATTTGGGTTCACGTCCATGGATTTCAATAATTCACGGTAAACAATCACTTCAATCGTTAGGTCTTCAACCTTCTTTTGTAAACTCTTGATATGGGTGTCTTTGTCGTTTCGTCGTACTCGGATTTTGGTTGTCATTGTCGTGGTCTCCTTTTGTTAGGTTTTTATTGTAGAGTTCGATAAAAAGGGCATTTCAGCCCTTCTCATATTATTTAAACAATTTAATTTCGTGGTCTCGGGCAGTTCTTACAACCGTGCCCTTGTAGGAAGTTGTCGGCTCTGATTTCAAACACTCCATGTTCTTTGCACTCCACTTTGATCTTAGCCGTTGATCCGGGTGTATCGCACGAGGCTCAGGTCATAACGATCACCATGAATGGTTTTCGCCTTTTTTAAATAAACCTCTAATTTCATTTTTGCCATGTCTTCTCCGATTTAGATGGTGGTTAATTCATGTTTAAGAGCGTTGAACTTTTGATTCATATGTTTGAATTCCTTTTCCTTGGCTAAGGTTTCTAAAGCCTTTTTCCATTCTTCAATGAGTTCGTCCGTTTTGGCTTTGTTGCTTTTCAAAGCCTCTTTACAGTCTTTCTTGAACATCCCTTTCTCTTTCAATCCGGGGATTTCATCGTTGACGTATTTGTCGAAGTTCTGGATCAAGTAAGCCAGAGCATTCTGAAAGGTTGATCTGTCGCGTCTGCGGTGCGATCCATCTTTAGGAAGGGTGATCAAATCTTCGACCACACCGAATTCATACCTTGAATCCTCATTCAGTCTATTGAATAGGGTAGGGTCACATAGGACCACGGCGCTTCTACGGTCAGTCTTCGACGCATCATGCCAACGGTAGCCACTATTGCGCCCAACGGCTTGATGAAGCTTGTCTAGCGATAGGTGCAATTGGGCGGGATATTCGTCATCAAACTCACGCTTAACGTTGAACACTTCGTTATAGTGCGGCTGGCTGATCTTGGCTAAGATGTCGGTGGCTTTAACATCGTTGCGCCCCTTGCAGGTCACGTGATTTAAAACCGCTCCAATTCCATCAGCGATCATGCAATGATCGAATCCCATCTTTTTCAAACGTTCGCTGATCGGCAATAGAAGTGAATCGAACTTCGAATAAACCAGCTTTGTTTTGAATAGGGTGATGTCTCCAACGGTGAGCTTGGATTCCATCAACTCGGGAACAAAGGTCTCAGCGCCGATTTCTTTTAGGATTAAATCCTTGGTGACAATCTCAGTGGTCGAGAGGATGACTTTGTTCTGAATGCCAGCTAGGGGCATGAACACGTCTGGCTTAACAAAGAACTTCTTACCGTGCTTTTCGATTACGGTGAGTTTGCTTCCCGCGTATTCGGCATCTTGGAACTGTTCTTTGAAGTACTCTAAGCGGGTCCAACTCTTATACGCCGCGTCGTCGTAGACAACGATTACGTTATCTGGAATGACCTTCTTGTGTGCCCAAATCTGAAGTCTGGCGTGGGTGATAAAGATCACATCGTTGTTAGCCCAATCGGGTTCATCGGGCTTTAGGTTTTCGAAGGTTTCGTTGACCAATTCATCGTCATTGGTCTTCATGAAAACCTTCATCTTGGCTTTGGTCTTTTCTTCGTCTAGTGGACCATGCGAGTGCCAAGGTGAGGTAGCAGCTTTGTAGACAAGGGCATCTTCAAGTTTGACGCCGTTTCGCTTGCCTACAGCACGGAATTTATAGTCACGTCCAAGGATGACTTGGGTTTTTAGTCCCTGGTTCTTGAAGGTCTGGGCTTGCTCAATCGCCTGTTCATTGGATTCGGAGCAAAAGAGAACTTTATAGCCGGTCGTTGTGGATCAGATGGGTGCAATAAGATTTGCCGTATCCTTCGAAGGCGTATAGCAGCATGTACTGCATATCTAATCGCTTCCATTCGGCATACGCTTTGGTTAGTTCGTCTTGTCTGTCGTTTCGTTCTTTAGGGAAATTTGTCATATAAATACCTTTGTAGAGTGATGTGTTTTTATTATTCGGAAGCAGTCAGGGTGTCGTGGCCTTGGCTGCTTTTTTGTTTGTCTAATCTTTCCTTAGCCCATTTCATGAATCGTTCTCTTCGAATCACTTCTGGACTCTCGGCAAGTGTCTTATATCCGCATGGCTTTTAGTCTGTCGATTAGTTTCATGTCGTTCTCCGTTTTCTTAGGTAATTAAACTGAAGTTCAAAATAAACCGGATTTCTCCGGCCTCATATCTTATTTAGTATTTCGAAAAAATTTCTTCTCTCATAGTCTATTTAGGGAAATCGAAATTTTTTATCCCTACACTCATATTTAGGTTTTAGAAAAAATTTCTCCCTGAATATCCTTTAGGCAATAAAAAAGCCCACGAGCAGGTTTGAAGTGCCGGTGGGCTGGCGTACAAAGGTATCTATACGACTACTATTATAATCGATTTTCTTAGGAACGTAAACCCTATTACTTTATTTATATATTGAAGGTTCGCGAGATCCTAAAGGATCTTTATAAAATACAATAGAAGGGTCGCAAGGTCTTAGATTCTGGATGGAGAGGTAATCTCCTATATTAAAGGTCTAAAATAAAGTACTTATAAATTAATAACTTAGCTAAAAATCTTTATCTTCAGTATCCTATATTAAGGGTCTGAAATTAAATCTAATAAAATCAATTACTTAAATAAAAATCTTAATCTTCAGTTCTCTATATATTAAAGGTCCAGAATAAAGTTTAAGTAAATCAATGAGTTAGTTGAAAATCTTAACCTTCAGGACTATTATATTAAAGGTCTGAAATTAAATCTAATAAAAACAGTTACTTAGCTAAAAATCTTTATCTTCAGGTCTATCCTAAACGGCCCGACTGCTCACGTAAGAGAATCAAACCGTTTGGATCTTCGGAATATGTAAACCGGGCTGCTTCGCGGCGAGGCGTCACCAGGACGTTCCGCGCCGCGACTCAGCTGTGAAGCCACTCCTGACAAAAAATGTCGCCACGCCTACCTTCCGTATATCCCGCCCGTAAAAACGCCGCAGTGAGCCTTACAAGAGCCTTGCCGGTGTGCTTTTAAATAAAGGAAAGCGAAAAAACTTAAAGGAGTTTTAAATGATCACGATTTATTCAAACGAAGGCTGTTCACTATGCAAACAAGCCGCAATGATCCTTTCCCTCAAGAAAATCCCGCATGAAGTCAAGATGCTGCGGTGTTCATTACGAACGAGATGAATTAGATGCGCTTGAAGCGAAATATAAGACCACCTTCAAAACGTTTCCGGTGATCATTGATGGGAATGGAAATCTGATTCGGAGATTTTAACGACCTGAAGAAGCAGCTTGTGGAAGGAAAGATTAAATGAAGTACATCAAAAACGTTCTGATTGCCTTTGATCAATTCGTAAACACCATCTTTGGGCGGTGACCCTGACGAAACGATTAGCTCAAGAATTGGAAAGAATCCTGACTGCCGCGTTTGTCGATTTCTCTGCTCGATCCTGAATTGGATTGATCCAGGCCACTGCGAAAAGGCTGTTGAAAAAGATGAGGGGAGTGATGAGACATGGTCATAGCCCGGTGTTGATTTATCCCTTTGTAGCCCTGGCGTCTGCGTCGTGGATACCGATCAAGAATTGAAATTTGAAAACCTCCATTTCTTTCGGCTACACCCAAACCGAGAAATATTGCAAGAAGATCGATAACGTCATCATCAGTCCTCAGAAGCCTTGGCACTGTGACATGGAGCGTTATGACAACATCGCCAGCTGGGTTCTAGCGATCTGCCGACACCATCAAGTCAAACAGGTCTTTATGGAGGACTACATCATCAGGGTAGGGTCCAACACAGGCCAGTTGATTGAGAACGCTGCAATCACCCGTTTAAAGCTCTGGAAAGAAGGGATTCCCTATTATCTGACAGCACCCAACACGCTGAAGAAAGCCTTTACCCGGTGATGGGAACGCTGATAAGGCGAAGATGGGTGAACGCTTCTATGAGATTTACCCAGACGCTGATCTAGCTCAAATGATCGGCTGCCCGAAATACGGCAACCCTGAAAACGATCTGATTGACGCTTGCGCGTTGACGACGATGAGCCCGTCACTTTCAAAGTCTTTATTCAAGAACAATCTAGAACGCCTTAAAAGCCTTTCTAAGTCGATTTAAGGTGCACGGCTACCCTTCGTATATCTTAAGGATAAAAACGCCGCAGTGAGCCTTAGAATTGCTCAGATAAGAGGTATTAAATAAAGGTAGAGAGAAAAAATAAAAATTTAAGGACCGATTATGAACGAAGAACACGAAACCCGGATTTTTACCGGAAGCAATTGAGAAGGCGGCTGAAGGAATCGCAAGCACCATCCTCTACGAATATGACCACACAGGCGATGACTACGATTTGTGCTTTGAGCATCTAACAAAGGCAATCGAGACCAATGCTCAGATCATCGCAGAAGTCATTCTTTCAATACCAGACTAACAAAAAAGCCCATGTACTCACTAATCGCACAAATCCTTGTAGCTGTTCTAACAGTTGTCGGGATATTTTCAGCTGGACACTTACATGGCAAATTGACAGAACGTGAGTCGCACTTCCAAGCCGCAGTTGATACCACAGCCAAACTTCAGGATGTCGCTGAACAAACCACCAAGACAGTAGTGGTTGAGAAGGAAAAGTTAGTTACCAAATACAAACCGATCTACAAGGAGGTCGTGAAATATGTTGAGAGCGATGCTGCTAAGTGCTCTGTTGATCCTGAATTTATCCGCCTGTTCAACCAATCCAGTCTTGAAAGTTCTCCCACCAACCCCGGCAAGTCTGACTGAAATCCCAGGTCCGCTGGAACGGACTTCGTGATGACGCCACGATTGGCGACTTGTTAGATGTCAGCATTCGAAACCATCAGAAATACGATGAATGTTCAGTCCAGGTGAAGGGCTGGAACACCTTCTATAACAGGCTCAGAGACACCGTAAATGGCGAATAATTAGTCACCCGGTAGGGTAGTCTAGGTGTGTCTAAAAGCGCGCCTGTTTTAGTTATTGAACTCCCGAAAATCAAGGCTTACAGAGGACGAAAAATGAATGAAACAGCAGACTTAATCAAACGCTTCGAACGGATTTGAGGATGCGGCTTATCTTTGTCCAGCCGGTGTATGGACGATTGGCTATGGCCGCACTGGTGGTGTGAAGCCAGGAGATAGGACAACAAGACAGAAAGAGGACGAATGGCTTATGGATAATATCAACGGCTTGGAGCAGGAAATTGACCGACTCGTAAGGGTTCCTCTTACCAAGAACCAACGTTCGGCGCTTATCAGCTTCGTTTACAATGTGCGGGATCACAGCCTTTAAGTACAGTACCTTACTCAAGAAATTGAACGATGGTGATTACAAAGGTGCAGCAGACCAATTCTTGTTATGGACCAAATCAAAGGGAAAGGTCTTGAGAGGATTGGTTGAACGCCGTGAAGCTGAAAGAGCCTTGTTTCTGACTCCATGACGTTCGGAAAACTAAGCAAATAGTGGGGGATTGATGGATAAGCGTTATCAAGTTTTTGTTAGCTCGACCTATGCCGATCTTCAGGATGAGCGGAAAGATGTCATTCAGACTCTAATGGAAATGGACTGTATTCCAGCGGTAATGGAGATATTTCCAGCGATAGATGAAGAGCAGTGGGAATTTATCAAAAAGGTGATTAATGACTGTGATTACTACATCCTCATCATTGGCGGAAGGTACGGATCGACCACAGCTGAAGGAGTGAGCTACACCGAGAAAGAATATGAATATGCCATCGAATGTGGGCTCAAGGTCTTAGCATTCATTCACGAGAAGCCCGAGGAAATACCAGCTGGTAAAACAGACATGAATCCTGATCTTCTGGCTCGTCTCGCAGCATTCCGTGAAAAGGTATCAAAGGGGAGACTTGTTAAATTCTGGACAAGTGGCAAAGAACTGCCTGGGCTTGTATCCCTAAGTCTTCATAAGACAATAAGGGCTTATCCAGCAGTGGGATGAGTACGGGCAAATCAGGTTGGGAGCACTGAACTTTTGAGTGAATTGAATGAACTCAGGAAGCTCAACGCAGATCTTGAGAAAAAGTTGGCTGATGCTTCCAAGACCGCTAAGCCAAAGGTCGAAGGTCTGGCTGGGCTTGATGAGAGCATCACGATATATGGAACAGACAGTTGGAATGGACATAGCTCCAGATGGGACCACACCCTTACATGGGGGGAATTATTTACTCTCATTGCGCCCTATTTATTACAGAACCCAAGCGATAGAGACGTCAGATATTATTTGGATTCAACAATTTATAAATTAACCAAAAGAGAACGATCTAATCGCTCCATTGACGACCAAGCCTTCCAAACTGTGAAGATTCAATTGATGGCTTTAGGTTTAGTGGGTACAGAATACGCAGCGAATGTAAGGGGTGTGATGACTTTGTTTTGGTCTCTAACACCTGCCGGCAAGACCACCCTATTTCAACTGAGGACAGTCAAAAGTGAAAAATCTGATTAAATGTTCAAATTATTGGAGTTCAACATATGGCAAAGGTAAATGCCGCAGAAAAACTAGAAAACCTGAAATATGACCCAGTTGAGGAACTGGTCAAGAATGTAAGGGATTTGGAAAACGATTATGCGTTAGCGGAAGATGCAACTACAAAGGCGAATATTATGCGTTCAATCATCACCGTGAACACCACGTTGATTGGATACGTTTATGAAAAGCCTGTAGCGTCAAGAAAGCCGAAAGAAGAATCAAAAGAAAAGAAAACCCATGCGCATATTCTTCAGGTGATTGAAGAGGCAGAGAAGGAACAGAATCAGGAGTAAATCCAATAGGCAAGAGAGAGTGTCATGACGGAAGAAGAACAAATCAAAATTGTAAAAGCACTAAAGTCAAGCTTTCCCTTGTTCGCGAAGACCTGCCTAAAAATCGTGGACAACCAACGGTGATCTAATCCCGTTTGAACTCAATCAGCAGCAGTTGCTTCTTCACGAACGAATCGAAAAGATGATTGAAGAGAAGGGCAACGCCAGAGTCATTATCCTAAAGTCACGCAAACTTCGGAATCTCAACTTATACAGCTGCGAGATTCATCTGGAAGACCATCTTCAATACGCATAAAAGAGCGGCTGTTGTAACTCACTTGAATGACTCAACCGCTGCACTCTTTCGTATCTACAAAAGACTTCATCTAAACCTTCCTGACTTTCTTCGTCCAGAAACCAAATATTCAAACTCGAAAGAGCTTGAGTTTGACGGTATTGATAGCAGCATCAAGGTAACGACAGCCGGAAGTGCTGAAACTGGACGTGGGGACACGGTTCATTTTCTCCACCGGATCAGAAATTGCGTTCTGGCCTAACGCCTATGAGATTGCCTCTGGGTTGATGAGGTCCGTTGCCAATGTCCCTGGCACTGAAATCATCATTGAGTCCACTTCAAACGGCATCGGTGATCTATTCCACGATATGTGGCAGGGTGCCCAAGATGAAGGGAACGGATACCGACCAATATTCTTGCCCTGGACCGTCGATCCAACCTGCTCGATGTTAGTTCCAGATGGTCACATATTCAGTCCCGAAGAATTGGAGTATCAGAATCTCTGGAAATTGAATGATTCTCAACTTTATTGGAGGTCGGTGACACTCAAACAATTGGGTGAAGCTAAATTTGTTCGTGAATATCCAATTACGGCACTCGAAGCATTCAGAAACATTGATGAAAGTGGATTCATAACATCTGATCTTGTCCTGAAAGCACGTAAGAATGAAGTTCATCCTGACAAACAAGCACCACTGATTCTTGGTGTTGACGTAGCCACCACAGGAGCAGACCACACCGTTATTGCGTGGCGCAGAGGACATATAGTTGAGAAGTATAAGAAGTTGAAAGGGTTACAGCGGTGATGAAGTAGCACATGAACTTGTGAAAATCATTAAGTCAGACTCACCCAAGAAAATCTTCATCGACGGCACTGGTGGGTTTGGTGGTGCAGTTGCATCTTCACTCAGGATTATGGGTCACCGGAACCAATGTTGAAGAGGTGCATTTTGGCTCAAAATCGACTAACTCTGAATGCGCAAATAAACGTGCTGAGATGTACTTCAACCTGCGTGAATGGCTGAAAGGTGATGTGAAATTACCTGATGACGACGAAGTTGAAGCTGATCTCACATGTTTTGGATTCAAACATGATATTCACGGAAAGTTGGGATTAGAACCGAAGGACGCAATCAAAAAGCGTTTAAAACGATCACCTGACGTGGCCGATGCAATAGCTTTGTGCTTCGTCTACGAACTTGGTCCAGATGTGGTGAATTCGGTGGACTGGAATAAATTCCGCAACCGTGACGCCATATACTCTTGGTAACAATTCTAAGGCGATTTAAGGCGTGTTTTTAACGTTCAGGCTACCTTCTTTATATCTTACTGTGAAAACCGGCCGCAGTGAGCCTCAGGGGCAGAAATAAAGGGTTTAAATAGTTAAACTAAGAATTATTTTAAATAGGATTTGCTGTATGGCAAGAAAACGAGAACGAATAACTGATAGCAAACTGGTGTCGATCATTGAGAATGAGATCACTTCCAGTCATGACTATAACACGAAGATTTCAAAGGAACGTCGGACTTGCGCTGAAGTATTATGAAAGTCAGCCGTTTGGTAACGAAGTAAAGGGACGCAGCACCCACGTTTCATCTGAAGTCCAAGAGGTTATCTCTTGGGCAATGCCGCAGCTAATGAAGATGTTCTCACGGAGAGGACATTATTCAGTTTGAAGCTGATGCTCCTGGCAGGGAAGAGGTTGCTGAATTAGCAACTCAGTATGCCAACGTTGTATTCATGAAGAAAAACAATGGTGAACTGAAACTCCATGATTTCTTCCATGACGCACTACTTCAGAAGAACGCTGTCATCAAAATCTATTATGACTCCACTCCAGAATACATTAGGGAAGAGTATGAAGGACTGAATGATATTGAACTTGGTGTTCTCCTTGATAACCCTAAGGTTGAACCGATTGAACACGAAACCGTTGAAGTTGTCGATTACACTGGTTTAGCCGTAAGAACTCACAACCTTACAGTCAAGATTAAGAAATCTTCAGGAAAGATCGTTGTTGAGAATGTTCCACCTGAAGAAATCATCGTCACCAAAAGAGCAAAATCTCTCGATCTAGATGAGGCTCCATTCGTAGCTCATCGTGTAAAACGTACTTTGTCGTGGCTTCGCAACCAAGGATTTAATGTTCCTGACGATATCAACGATGGGGACAAGGACAACAACGAATATTCAGATGAGAAGATTGTCAGGGATGCGTTGGATGGAACCGTTTCACATTTAACAGAAGAATCTCCAACTGATCCTTCTCAAAGGGAAGTCACTGTCACCGAAGCATACCTAAGTGTAGACCTGGATGGTGATGGAATTGCTGAAAGGATTGTCGTTACCAAGGTAGGTAACAAAATCCTGAAGAAAGAACCAATCGAATGCATGCCATTCGTTTCTATCTCGCCTTTCCCAAATCCACATAAATGGAATGGTCGATCATTAGCTGATTTGGTCATGGATCTTCAGTTACTCAAGTCCATGCTAATGCGAGCAATCCTTGACAGCTTTGCATTCAATATCAATCCGGCCAAAGGCGTTGATGTCACCAAAATTCTTGATGTGAACGATTTATTGGATGCGAATCCTGGTAACTGGATAAGAATGAAAGGCGATGTAAACAGCGCTTTCTATCCATTACCAACTCAGGGCGTTGGTGCTGATGCTTTCAATCTAATGGGTTACATCGACAATATGGCTGAAAGTCGTACTGGTGTATCCAAGATGACTCAGGGCATCAACGAAAACATGTTCAACAAGACTGCGACTGGCACTCAAGCCATTATGTCCGCTTCGCAGGAAAAACTGGCTTTAATCGTTCGCCTATTCGCGAAGTGTGGTGTTGCTCAGATATTCAAGAAGATCATCAAATTGGCTTCGAGTTATATCAAGGAACCGGAAATTATCAATATCAATGGTGAGTTCCGACAAATCGACACAAGGATATTTGCTGGACTTGAAGAGTTATCGGTAAACATTGGAACAGGCTCACTCGACAAGGAAAAGGAACTAATCAACGTTAATCAGCTATTACAACTTCAGCAAAGTCTTGGAGCCACCCAGATTCCTGAAATTATGGCGATGGTCAGCCCTGATAAGGTTCATAACGCGATTACGAAGGTGGTTAAGGCGCTTGGATATAAGAACTCTGGTATGTTCTTCAATGACCCAAGTTCGCCTGAATATATGCAGACTTACCAATTCATCATGAGTAAGCAACCACAACCGCAACCTGATCCAAATCTTGAACTGGTTAAGGTTGAAGCTCAGAAAGCATTCTTTGAATCTCAGAATAAGCAACAAGACCTATTCTTGAAGCAGCAGGAAATTGATCTGAAGAAGCTGGTTGAACAAGACAAGTCGACATTGGCTCATAAGAAACTTCAGCTTGAATCTGAAATTGAAATGGCGAAGATGAACGCTGAAGGATTCAATAAGTTCATCAGTGATATCGAAGCACAACTCAAAGCGATTGACGAAGAATTGGTGCCACCAGAAGAGTTACCAGGACAACTTGGCTTACTCCGTAAGGCTTTAAACTCCGACCAAACTGAATCTCAATTACAGGACGTTAATAACTATATCAATAGCCTAAACGCTAAGATGGCTGAAATGCAGCAGTATATGAATGAAGTTGCGAAACGTGCCGCTGCTCCAAAACGAGTAATCAGGGATGAAAGAGGTATGTTGGTTGGAGTTGAACCAATTCTTGAAGATTAAATAAGAAAAAGCCTGAGTATTTATCACTCAGGCACATTCTAAAAATAAACTAAGAGGTAATTAAACTATGGCTATTTCGCAATCGTTATGCACATCTTTTAAACAAGAAATTCTCAGCGGCACTCATCTATCATCTCACACCTATAAAATTGCTCTTTACACAAGCGCAGCCACTCTAGGTGCATCCACAACTGCTTATGCTACGACTAACGAAGTTTCTGGTACTGGTTATACAGCAGGACGGAGCAACTTTATCAGGATTTGTAACTGGTAGTTCAGGTACAACTGCTTGGATTGACTTTACAACTGATCCAACTTGGGCCAACTCAACTATCACAGCTCGTGGTGCGTTAATTTATAATGATACCTTGGCTGGAAAGAATGCTGTTGCTGTTCTAGATTTTGGTGCTGATATTACATCTACCAATGGAACATTCCTGGTTACGTTCCCAACAGCAGACGCCACAAACGCTCTTATCAGAATTGCTTGATGAAAACAAAAGAGCCTATTGATTTCAATAGGCTCAAAATTTATTAAATGGGAGAATTTATATGAGTTGCCTTCAATCTGTAGAACAAGCTATTGGAAATATCTATGTCCGTCCATTTCAATTAGAGAAATCGGGTGATGTTATTCAAGGTCATACACATAATTTTGACCACACAACAATGATTTTAAAAGGTGGAGTTCACTGTAAGGCTTCATTACCGGATGGAAGGGTGATCGAACGAGATTTTTGGGCTTTACGGACACAGTAATAACTCAGCTAACACCCCAGGTTATTGTCTTATTAAAAAAGATGTGACTCATGAATTTACTGCGCTTGAAGATAGTACAGTAATGTTATGTGTTTACGCTCACAGAACTCCACAAGGAGATGTCGTGCAACAATTTACTGGATGGCCAGAGGCGTATCAATAATGTCTGAATTTCTATTTCGTGTTCATAATCATAGCTCCGCTCCAGGCACTCGTTTGGAAAGAGGTGACTGCGTCGTAGCGGTAGAAAATAATTGGCCTTGGTCACAAGAGGAACTAACTGCTCCACAATGGCGTATTGTAAAAATTCCTGATATGAGTTTGTCTGAAGCGCAATCTCTTTTAGTGCCAGATCTTGGCAATCCAGATTACGGTTATTTACCGCAACGTAGAAAATTTACGATAGATGAGGCTTTAATAACTCTACCTGAGACACAAGCATTTATTGCTGATGATACACGCACACAACCATCCATGACATTTGCGGCTGATCAACTTCGTGGGGTCATTAAGGAGCGCCCTCCATTACAAGATCCAGCTTATGTTGGTCCTACACCACCGGAGATTGGCTAGTATGGCCACCACAATAATAAAAAGCATAGGAACGAATTCAAGGAATTATTCAACAATTCAGGCGTGGGAAGACGCGATCCCCACCAATCTGGTTACGGCGGATGAGGCTTGGGTCGGAGAATGCTACAACGACAGTGAATTCACTGCCGGGGTAGTGATCAGCGGCCACACGGTAGATTCGACCCACACCATCAAGCTGACCGTTGCGGACGGTCACAGTTTTATGGATCACGCGACTGTCCGCGATAATCCGCTGATCTACGACCAATCCAAAGGTGCGGGTGTCAGTGCGTCTCCGTTC